AAATCATATTCTACTGTTGCTTCTTCTGCCATCCATTGAGTAACGGCTACCATACCATCACTTAGCTTAGCTGGTGCTGTAATAGTTCCACTTGATTCATTACCATTAAATACATCAACGTCAAGTATATGTGTCTTATAGTTTAATTTATCACGTCCATCAGCAACAAATTCAAATACTGGATCTCCTTTATATGCTGTTTGTGATACACTACCTTGTTTTTCATTTGATGAATGAACTTGTCTAGCATTTTTCTCGATTATCCATTTTTCTGAATCCACTTGAGGGTTATAGCTGATACCGTAATCTGTTACGCCAATTCCTAATACTTTATAAGTTGCAGTGCTATCTGGAGTTGTATCTAGGAATGTTAAAAGTCCTTCATCTCTGTCTATCTTTTTAATGTCATTAGGTATTAAAGACATATTTTATTCCTCCTTTTTATAAACTAGCAATTTCTTGCCTTGCATTTGTTCTATATGTTATTTGTATTTGAATATCAAACACTGCTGTATTTGTATCAGCATAATTTAATGTTCCACAATTCAAACACTCTATTTTTTCTATACCATCAATATCAGGCAATACGCCTTTATCATTATTAGATTTGATTACTTCTTCAAATTGTTCAAAAAAGCCTATATTTGAAAGATTATTTATTACATCTTGCGAGTATGCCACTCTACTTCTAAATGAAAAGACATCTCTATGAATTTCTATACCCATTATCCATTTTTCAACTGTACTTTGAGTCGGTATTTTATCTAATGAGTAATTATCAATATCATTGTCTAACATATCAGCATTAATTTGATATTCATTTGTATTTTTAAGGATGTCTATTATGCCAAATAAATATTCTCTTAATTTTGAAATTCTAAAGTCCATTATTTACCTCCATGTGTTTCAACATATTTTTGTACTGCTTCTGTAATATCTGCTTTTTTAGCACTCCACATATGTCTATCCCAATATGTAGTTGCTTTTGAATGCCCACCATTTTGATTTATATGTATTGCCTTACCATTTCTAATACCATAATATACTACTTTAGCATATTGTTGGTCATAAGTAATTGTATTTGTTGTTACATTTGCTGTAACTTGTCCATCTACAACAACTGTCTTTGCCAAGTTTCCTTCTCGCCATGGTACAAACGGGTCCATTTGTTTTGCACATTCAGCAGTAAAGAAAGCATGAGCTGGTCCATTTTTTTGTATTCCAAGTCTTGCTTCTATTACACTTGCAGGTTTCATTTTAATACGCATTATTTACCACCTAGATGTACATGAGGATTTAATCCAAAATTATTATTATTAATGCTTGTTATGTTATATATTTGATATTCTTTTAGAACTTGTTGTGAAGTTATATCAAAGTTTAAAGTGCCTTGTACAATAATATCTCCAATAGCTATATGGGATACATCTATTTGATTTTGATTGTAGGGTATTCGTATTTCTACATCATTAGCATTATCGTAACCTTTATTTATGCTTGCACCTTTTCCTCCAAAAAACCACACTTTATCATAGTTATATCTTGTCCATTTTTCCAAGTGGTTTTCTATACTCTTATGATATATTGTTAAACTTGAATTTGTTATCATTCTATACCTACATAAATTACATGTTCTCCATTTACTATTAAGCCAAATAAATCTGTCATAATAATATCATTAAGTTCTACACTTTTTGATGTTACTATTTGTCCTATTTCTCCAGCAGTTGCATAAGATATACTATATCCATCAGTATTTTCACTTTTGACGTTTCCGCCTATGCTATTCATACTTTCTGCATATTTTTCTATTTTATTTATTAAATGAAAATCACATAATTTAACTTCTTCTGGTATTTCTTGTAAATCAACTAATCTTTTCAATGTTCTTAAGTCAATTTGTTTTCTAGCTTCAAATTCTAATAGATTAAAAGGCGTTTCGGTTAATGTTCCACCTAATGCCGTATATTCACTATATGTTAGGTATTGTCCACTAAATTCCATAAACGCCTCCTATTTTATTTATTATAAACTTGCTTCGCCAGTTGTTTTAACTTGAACTGCTAAAGCATTTGTAACAACGTCTTTGTAAACCATACGGCCTTGTAATGCACTTGCACCTACATGTTTTCCGTCTTTAATGTCATTAAATGTTGGAGCAATTTTCCATTCATCAATTGCTTGACACCAAGCTGGAGCATATACAATGTATTCTACGTTTTCTGGTAGTAAATAATTAGGTTTTACTTGAACGCCATTAATTTTACCAATAACTCCATTTCTTACTAATTCTGCTCCTAATGTTCCAGCAGTATTAGCAAATTTAGAATCTGTTAATAATTTAAGTTCTGTATCAGCAGAAATAGCAATTCTTAAACCATTTGTAGGTATTCCTCTTGCTTTTAGATTTTTAACTGATGTAGCTATTGTTTTATATACATTGTCTTCAGTAGTTTCTGTTGTATCTTCTTCTGTAGTTCCACCTTCAACTAATGCGTTAATAGCAGATAATTCTAGAGCTTTACCAACAATATAACCAGCACTTTCTAATCTTTGAGCTCTTAAATTGTCAGGTACAGCTTCTGCTTCATAACCATCAACTAATTCACTAAATGCTTTGTGTCCATCTACTAAAATTTGTAAATAGTCAGTAGCACTTTGAGTCATTGTAATACCATTTAATACGTCATAGTCGCTTAATTGAATATCACCATTTCTTGTAGGCACATTTACTGCTCCGGCAGTAGGATCGCCTTCATAATCCCTTGAGAATTCATTTCTTATGTTAAATTCTTTTCTCATTAATTTAACAATAGTATCAGCATAACGTTCTTGGCGTTTATGTGTACCATTTATTGCGATAGCATTTGCCATCAATAATCACTTTCCTTTCTTTAAAATTCAATATCAGGATGTTTTGCTTTTAATATAGCTAACACTCCATCTTCTTTTGCAATAGAACTTGTTTTTGTTTCAACTCCTGTTGCTTTTTCTTGTTTTTGAATAAATTTAGGATTGTCTGCCAAATAGTTTTTAAGATTTTCTTCAAAATCGCCATCCATTTTTCCAACTTTGTATACAATAAATTCAACTTGATCCATATCAGTTATTCCAGATCTTAAAACCAAGTTTTCTTTTTGCAAATTAGAAATGGTAGTTGATTTTTCAGTATTTTTTTGTATTAATTCGTTATACTTGTCTTCTTGAGTTTTTTGGCTTTCTTTCCATTCGTTGTATTTAGTTAATTCCTCTTTACTAGGTATACCTTTTTGTGCTTTAGCAAGTCTTTCTTTAACTATTGCATTTACTTCATCTTGAGTAAATGTTTTTACAACTTCTTCACTGTTTTTTTCTGTTTCTTGTACAGCTGTAGTTTCAGTTTCTACATTTTGAACTTCTTGTTCCATAATTTCCTTTCTTTATACTCTTTTAAGTTGGAGTATAACCTTGCATTTTATATCTACAAGTTTGATATATTTAGTTCTCATGAACTCTAATTAAATGCTAACATAAAATTAAAAAAAATGCAAATATGCACTTTTTTATTTTTTACTAGTTTTCTTTTTAGTTGTTTTTTTAATTTTTTCTTTTGGTTCTATTTCTATTATTTCAATATATGGTTTATTATATTTATTTTCTCCTAATAAATATTTTGCCATTTCTTCTGTACATTCAAATTCATCATTGACTTTTAATTTGCCATTTTCTCCTGTACTTGCTCTTTTTAAATTTACTATCTTGTCAAATTCTTTTAATGAAAAATTTTCAATAACTTTAACTTTTACCATATTATTTTTCCTCCTTTAATATATTTCTTAAATTTATTATGTCATTTTTTGAATCAATATCACAACTTTCATCATTTATTGCTATATAATTTTTTGTCATTATATGATTATTTACATTAATTCCATTTATGCTTCTATATACTTCCCATATAATAGGATGTCTTACAGTTTTACCTTCATCATATAATTTTTTTACAATTTCAATATGTTTTTTAAATAATTCTGTATCTATTATTTTATATGCTAATGGTTCGTCATGATGTTTAATGTATTTAGAATCTTTGTTATTGTATGTGCAAAAAAATAAAGTGCTGTTTGTTTTATTTTCTACAATAGTTTTTATAGCGTTTTCACTAAAATACACATCTCCCCATATAAAACATATTGGATCATTCATTAATTCAAAAGGGAATGCATTTAACCAATAACCTTTCCCAGTTGAATAATCATAATCGCTATTTTTAGGTTTATATATTTTGACATCTAAATAATTAAATCTTTCATCACTTGCAATTACTAAAATATCATTAATACCATTTTCTTTTAATAATCTTATTGTTCTTTCAATTAATTTTTCTCCATTAATTTCAACTAATTGTCTTGGTATATTAAATGTTTTATCATTACTATTTGCTAATATAATATATTTCATATTACCATTGTCTATCATTTCCATCATCCATTTCTTTTTTGCATTTATTTACTCTTTCTAACATATAATTATCTATTAATCTATCTTTACCTTTTTCTTTTAAATAAAGTTCTAATGTATCAGCATAATGTCTTATTGTACTTGTTTTCCACATTATATCTCTTATTGTTGTTACAGATTTACTATTTTCTTGATTCCATACATATACTGGTTTTTGTAATAATTCAAATGTATTCATATACATACATATTTTACAATGTTGATTTCTATCTTCTTTCAAAGTTCCTTCATTATATAAACATTCTTGTCTTGTTGCTAATGATTTTTTTATTACTTTTCCACAACTTCCACTCCAACCTTTTATTGCTTCATATTTATCTTTATAGTTTGGCATAACTACTAAAGATTCTTTGCCATTTTTATATTTATTCATGGCTACAAATAATACATCTGGTTTCTTTTGTAATTTATTATTAATATCTTCTAAAGCATTTTCATTTTGTAGCCAATCATCACTATCAATATAATAAACATAATCTACATCATCAGACAAATATAAATACGCTTCATTTCTAGCACCACCGTTAAGTCTTTTTTGTTTTAATTGTATTATTTTAATAGGCATATATTCAGCAAATTCTTTTGCTATTTCAACAGAATTGTCAGTTGACATATCATCTACAAATATTACTTCATAATTTTTATATGTTTGTGTTGCTATACTATTTAAACATTTTTCTATTGTATGTTCATAATTATAGTTAGGTATTATTATACCTATTTTATAATCTACTTTTTCAGGTAGTTTATCCCAATTTTTATCAGTTATTTTTGCTTTTTTTAAACATTCAACATTATAATCTGTTAAATTAATATCTACATAATTGCAATATTTATAATTAATACAACGCAAATTAAGTTTTAATAAATCTTCTAATGGTTCTTTATCAAATAAATAAATATAATTATTTTTATTGTCAACAGCTTCTTTAGTGTTCTTATCAATGGCTATGGTCATATTATCACCACATTAATTTTAACATACATATAAAAAGAGTGCAATTTACACTCTTATTCAATTTTCCAAGCACATCTCATTATTCTATCACTTGGGTTAAATGTATCGTAAATAACTCCATTTATAATCGCTGTTATATGTCCATTAGTTGTTACAGCATATTTACCATAAGGATATTCTTCAGCAAATTCTCCTATTGTTTTTGCATAATGGCATTCTCTTGGATATCTATTATCTAAATAATCTTCAATAAACACTACGCTATCCATCATTAAACTATCTTTATTTGCTAATGTACTTAATTCTTCATATACATCATTCCAAGTTCTATTAGTTAATAAACTTATTGCTCTTAATGTGCAATCATCAATATTTCTATTACGTGGGTTATTATTAAAATAACGATACATATTACATCATACTTCTTTGTAAAGAATCTTTTAGCATTTGTTTTTGTTGTGGTGTTTCAGCTTCTTCATGTAATACTCTAATAAAATCTTCTAATGCTTTTACCATATAATGAAATGATTTGTCTGTTTCTTCTCCTGCTCCGTATCTTCTACTTTCTTGATATCTTCCATATTCTCCAGACATTCTATCTAATTCATCATCACCACGATATTTCATATCTCTGCCTCTGCGACCATAACTATCTCTTCCATAATTACCATATTCTCCATAGCTATCATATCCTGGTCTTCTTGCACCATAATTTCCATAATTCATACTTTCTACCTCCTTTGCGTCTTTGTATATATCAA